GAGGAAATTTGTAGTCAAGACCCCACAGAGGGAATTTTGGTTCCCGATCCTACCAAGGGAATGACGTGCTCGAAAATACGAATCATAGCTAACACTTTGTAGTTACAAGAGAAAGATTCTTCTTGACTTTACTAGTAGTGACAGCTACGCTCTCTTAAACGAATCGGTCTATAAGCCTTTAACGGAAACAGGAGAAACAACATGACTATGACCACACTTAACGCTATCAGTGCCGCATCACTTTGCCACGATGGCTGGACAAAACTCCTCAAGCATCTTGGGAAGACCTCTGCTGACGATGAGCCATTGCCCCTGCTGACTGTGCTGGATAGCAATGGCCTTTATGATGCTTTGCGGGTGCTGGACAATACCAAATGTAACCCGCGTCTGGCTCGTCACTTTGGGGCTTGGTGTGCAGAGCAGGTTTTGCCGATCTTTGAGGCTAATTGCCCCAATGACATACGTCCCCGCAATGCCATCGCTGTAGCTAGGAACGATGCAGCCACACCGCAAGAGAGGGCTGCTGCTTGGGCTGCTGCTGGGGATGCTGCTAGGGCTGCTGGGGCTGCTGCTGGGGATGCTTGGGCTGCTGCTGGGGCTGCTTGGGCTGCTGCTTGGGCTGCTGCTGGGGCTGCTTGGGCTGCTTGGGCTGCTGCTGGGGATGCTTCTAGGGCTGCTGCTAGGGCTGCGCAGGAAGTACAGCTTCGCAAGATGTTGACGGAGGGGTTCTGATGACAAACCCAGTTAGCCTTCTTGTAGGCGACAAACTAAAAGACCTGTTGAACACCTACGAAGTTGTAGGTATAAAGTACGAGAATACCCACTCACAGTACCCTAGCCACTACTTGACAAAGTGTTTGTATGGGCCGAACTCTGGTCGAGAGACTTGGGTTAGCAACAGAGACCTACAGGACTATCTACCCAAGGGTAAATACTACGGTAAGCAAAAGGATATGAAATGACAATCACCAATAAGCAAGCAGTAGCAAATGTCCGGGAGCTTGGACGTGTCTTTGTAGCTGCCCTGTTTGCTATCGAGAAGACCCCGAAAGATACTTCTGAGTTGATGAACGGTCTTGTAGCCTACGGCCAGTTGAACCTGAAAGGGCAATGGGACTACATGGACGAATCAGTTGACATCGTGATGAAGATGATATATGAGAATGCTCTGGAACAAATCGAACAAGACAATATGGAGAACTGAGAACATGACCAACTACTTGTCACGTACCGTTGTAGATGCTTTTGTCACTGGCCGTAAGATCAAGGGACAGTTTGCTACTGTGAAGTTCATCAAGCAAGATGGTTCCTTGCGTGTGATCAATGGGTGTTTTGCTCCTGTAAGCCACATCATCGGGTCTGAGCGTGGTGTCATGCAGGGTGAACAGATGAAAGAGCGTGGGCAGTGCCCTATCTATGACGTACAAGAGAAGAAGTGGAAGAGCTTTTACATGGATAAAGTAGTCGAGCTTGCTTGACCTTGACCCACCACAATAGAAATACTTAATTTTGGAGACTTAGACATGAACAAAGAACGCCTCGAAGAAGTAGCACAATGGCTCGAAGCAGGTGCGCCAGAACGCAAGTTCAACATGAACCGTTTGTTAGACACCTCGATGTCCAGCGCCGAAAAGAACTGGTGCGGTACGGAGTGCTGCATTGCTGGGTATGTAGTGACGCGCTACAAACCCCTCGGGTGGTATGGGGACGAGGTTGAGAAAGATGCTCGTGACCTACTTGGCCTAGATTATCCCTTGTCTGATGCCCTGTTCTATCCGAAGGTGCTAGGCTCGATAGATAGTTTTGATGATTGGGAAGACATCACCCCTGCCCAAGCTGCACAAGCAGTACGTAATGTCATGGAACACAACAACCCACTCTGGGAGGAGATTCTGGAATGAACCCCCAGATGGAAAACAATCTGCCCTTGTGGCTACAGAAAGAACTAGAACAGTTTGGTGTCTTTGAGGTAGACATTGATCCTGTAGTTGAAGCACACGCACCAGCCTCTGTAGCCAAAGGTAAACCTGCGCAGATGGGTAGGGGTGTGTACTATTCAGCTTCTTGGCTGCCATCCTACCCTAACCAAGAACCCCCCTTTTGAGATGATAGGAGACAACATGACCGCCGCCGACACATCGGCACTGCTATGATACGCAGTACATTTACGATTGAACAACGCAGTATCCCAACCCCTATCGGACCTATCCGGTTCAAGGTGGGTATCCACAGACTGCAAATACTTGGTTTGACCATCTGGAAATGTGAGGAGTTGATAAGGACATGACTGGTATTTCCGCGACAAGGGAGGCTCGGGTATGAGCGACGCACCTAAACGGATTTGGGCCGCGCCTGATAGCGATGATGGATGGCGGTGGCCAGTTGCCAGCAAGTTCCCGATGCAGGGCTACTCAGATGGCGGGCAAGTCGAATACGTCCGCGCCGATCTGTTCGCTGCCCTTGAGGCGCAGATCGCGGCGGCTGATCGGCTGGCGGAGGCTTGGGCTGATTTTGACAAGCCGCTGTTGAAGTTTGGCAGCTTTCCGCATTGCGTTGAAGCTGCCCGTGACGCCCTCGCCGCCTACCGCGCCGCACGGGTGCAGCCATGACGCGCCGCACCAAAAACACACAAAACAACACGGAGTTTACGCACATGACCATTGACCAAATCCAAGCCGAACTTGACCGACTTTTGCCGATGGTGCTGGCAAAGTGGATTGCCGAACCAAAACTTGAATATCGGATCAAGGCTGCCGAACTGCCTAGCATTCAGTTGGTTTGGTACGTTGATGACAAGTTCAACATGCAAACGTGGCCCGACCTTCCCGCGTTCATCGCATGGCTTGACGCCTTGCCGTCGCCGGAAACCGCCGCCCTTCGCGCCCACAATGACCGCATTGCCAGCGTGATCGACAAGGCCCGCGATGCTGGCATTCCCGATGAATACGTGACGCCACTGGTGGTTGTTCGTACTGCGCTGTCCACCAATCTGCTGGGGGCGTCGTGATGGGCAATGACCGCCTGAACACGACAGAGGCGAACGCCGGGATTGATTTGGAGCACCTCGCCAAGTGCCTCACGTCCGATGGCACCCTGAACAACGCATATGTCGGGGAACACTTCAACGAAACGCCGGGGTGGTCAACGCTTGCCGCCGAGGTGCTACGCCTTCGCGCCGAAGCCCGCGAGACTGCGCTGCAATACCTGTCCGACACGGGGCAGATGTCGGAGCGGATTGACGAACTGGTTGCCGCCAACGCCGCCTTGGCTGCGGATAATGCGCGGCTGGTGAAGCGGGTGGATGAAGCGCGGGAATCATTGCAGGCCATAAGCGACGCTCAAATCCCTGACCAGCCCGCAACGTCAGCCGTTTCCGAGGTGATCTATGTTCGCCGCCATGTGGCTTATCTGCGCAGTTTCGCCCGCGCATGGCTTGCCGGGGGTGACGCGCAATGAGCGAGGCAGGCAAGGAACCCGGAGAGGCTCACAAGGCGTTTGCTTTGGCGCTGGTTAAGTTGGCGCGGCAACACAAAATGGACAGTCTTAGCTTTTCATTCCGGGTATCCCATACGCTGAAATATGACGCAGCCGAATACACTGGCTTGGTCAATGGGTCGTGGTCAGAAGGGCGGCACGGCGCAAATAACCGCATTCTGCTGCGTTTCGATGGCGGCATGTCGTTCAACGAATTGGGGGCCAATGAATGACCCCCGCCCGCCGCGCCCGCAAAGCACTGGAGGCCCGCCATGACTGAAGTAAAACTCTCTGGTTTTGTACCAGAGGCTTGGTCAACAGCTGTGAAAATAGCTAGGACTTTTACCCAAGATTACCCTGATAGTATTGGGATACATAATGGGGTTGTATATGACTGTGGTGATGTGGTAGTGTATGCCTACCGCACTAAGACCTTAGTTGTTGTGAGAAATATCTAAGATAAAAGGATGAGAAGATGAACACCGTAGAGAACGATGAGTACACTATTGATATTGCAGACCCCTCCACTGGGAATGCTGTAGTCGTTACAGCCAAACTCTTCTCTGATGGGGTTTGTTATATCTGTGACGACGAGACTGGATGGTGGTATGAGCTTGAAACAGACCCAGAGTTCTGTGACTACACCTATGAAGATATGGTTACTGAAGCTACTGGTGTTATGCCCGATGCTTGGAAACCTCTCGTGGACCTCATCCTGATCAACATCTATTGGGACAGGGAGATTAACCGTTGACAGAGCCTATTGACTACTACAAGCTCTGTAAGAACTATGCCTCAAGGTACAAGGTTGCCTCGGATCAACGGGAAGACTTGGTGCAAGAGGGTTATGTTGCCTACTTGGAGTGTGTAGCTAAAGGTTGGACTGACCACGACAAGATTGAGACGAGGATCAGACAGTCTATGTATAGCTACACCAATTTCAGGAATAGGGCTATCGAGGTGCCTTCTCGCAAGGATTACTATGGTCTTAAGAAGAGGTGGGATAGCCTAGAGACCCTAGATAGCCTCAGCACCACGGAGAAGGCTCTGTACTATGCTCTGACAGGAGAGTATGTCTCTGTAGATACCTTGGACAGAGAGGCTGTAGAAGGCTCTCACGAAGAGCTGTTGGCCTTAGGTATGGCAGTCACAAAGGCACTAGATGAGCAAGAAGCGTCTGTGTTCCGTAAGGTTGCTTTGCATGGCTACAAGATGGATGAGGTTGGTGTTGCTCTAGGTTTCTCCAAACAGAGGGTTAACCAGATATACCAGAGTGCTGTAGAGAAGATACGGGAGATACTTATGTGACATCCACGCAACACTTTGGGTATACTTTTTGGACTGCTTGACCAGAAACGAAAAAAGGTACCTATAAGTAAGTAGGAACTATAGTTTCCCTACTATGGTTTCAGACTATCGTGAAGACAAAGAGAAGAAAAAAAACAAGTCCTTTGGATAGGAACTATAGTAGGGAACTATAGTATCAGATTCTTGTCTTTGTTTTCATTATTTTTGTAGTTACCCCAATAGGGGGCTGATCTTGAGGATGATCTGTAGCCATGAACACAAGTGATCTTGAAGGAGTTAAAACGAAGGTTTGCTCTAAGTGTAAGATTGAGAAGCCTGTTGAGAGGTTTAGTAAGGATATTAGGAATAAAGATGAGTTGCAGGAGCGGTGTAGAGAGTGCTATAAAGAGTACTATAAAGAGTACTATGAGAATTGTAAAGAGTCCCAAAAAAAGTATGCCAAATCCAACCGTGATATAATAAACTCCAGAACTGCAAAAATTCGGGCAAAGAAGTTACAGGCAACACCTCCTTGGTTGACAGAGAAACATCTGTCTGACATAGTGACGTACTACACCCAATCAAAAACCTTAGAGAAAGCAACAGGTATCAAATACCATGTCGATCACATTGTCCCATTGCAAGGTAAGAACGTCTGTGGCCTTCACGTCCCTTGGAACCTACAAGTATTGACAGCCCCAGAGAACATCGCTAAGAAGAACCACTATCCAGATGAATGGGAAGACACATGAGTGAACGATCACATCTACCATGTCCAGATGATAACTGTGGCAGCAGTGACGCCTATTGCTGGAACCAAGAGCGTAAGGTTGGCCATTGCAAGTCTTGCGACTTGGGTACTTGGGAATACAAAGACGCCTTGTGGGCCAAGAACGGTAAGCATGGTAAACCTTGGATACTGAAGGAGAGTACAGACGCAATGGAAGACGTTTTTGACACAGAACATGACAATAGGTCTACACCAGCAACAAACAGTAAGGGTGGCACCTATACTGACTTCCGTGGGATCAAGGCTCATGTCCGAGAGTTCTATGGGGTAAAGCAATACCACAGCCCTAACCGTGTAGAGTACAAGTACCCTTCCGGCGGGATGAAGGTACGCTACACAGATGAGAAGAGTTTCTCTGTCAAAGGTCTTGGCAGTGATGAACTGTTTGGTATGAATAACTTTCCTTCTGGTAGCAGTAAGTTTGTAGTCATCACCGAAGGTGAAGAAGATGCTATGGCTGCCTATCAGATGCTATCCCAGAATGGCTACACCACACCATCAGTCTCCTTGCCTTCAGCTACTCCCAAGAAGATCATTTGGGAGAAGTGCTTCAAGTGGCTAGACAGCTTCGAGAAGATCATCCTGTCTTTGGATAATGATGGTAAGGCAGACCACATCAAAGAGACTTTGTTTGACCTGTTCCCGAATAAAGTCTTCGTTATGGATCATGGGACAGTCAAAGATGCTAATGACTTCCTCCTACAAGGGAAACAGAAAGACTACCGGGATGCTTGGTGGAAAGCCAAACCCTACTCTCCTGCTGGCTTTGTAGTCTCTATAGATGATTGGTTCGATGCCCTAGAGAACGAGACACCCTACGAATACACCCCTACCCCCATCAGGGGATTTAATGAGATCAATCGGGGTTTGGTCAAGGGTGGGATTACTATCTTCAAGGCTCTCCCGGGTACAGGCAAGTCCAGTATGCTTCGTATGCTACAGCATGATCTGGTGGTCACTCACGGTAAGACTGTTGCAGTCCTGATGATGGAAGAAATGAAGTCTACCACTGGACGAGCTATGGCTACCTACGAACTTGGTAAGAATGTTATGACCAAGGAAGATGCAGCAAAGAGTGGTGTGTCAGAGGTAGAAGTTAAGGAAGCCTTGAAGGTTGTTGTAGGTGATCAGAAGTTCATCTCTTTTGACATCAACCCACAGAACCCCGTAGAAGACTGCCTGAAGCAGTGTAAGTACGCTGTGTCTGTCTATGGAGCTGAGTACATCTTTGTTGACCACCTACAGCGTCTGGCTTATCTGAGTGGCACAGAGACTGCAACATCTGCCCTAACTGAATTGGGTGTGAAACTGACAGAGTTTGCCAAACGTAAGAATGTTGGGATTATGTGTATCTCTCACGTCAATGGGGATGGTAGGACCAAGTATGCTTCCTCTATCGAAGAAGAGGCTATCATGGTGATCGAGATGACTCGTGACAAGACATCTGATGATCCTAGAGAGCAGAACACTACATACCTCTCTACCTCCAAGAACCGCCCTTTTGCGTTGACTGGAGCTTGTGGAATGCTTATGTATGACGGACAGACTACGATGGTGTCTGAACGATTCGGTGTTAGTGAAGATCAATCAAGTGTGTTTGATGATGTTCCTTCGAGTGCGGAGAATACTATCGTCAAACTACGCAAAGCAAGCGGAGATACAGATTTTGGATTCTAGTGGTTGGCACTATCAGGTAATGAAGCACGATGACGATCTTGGTGTGTGGTATGGGGTACATGAGTATTACCCTATGCCAGAAGGGGCAGGTTGGTCAGTCACGCCTCTTCTTACTGGGGAAGACTTGGAAGACCTGAAGTCGGTACTAAAGATGATTGAGCAGGATGTCTACAAATACGGGGTTAAGGACTATGAAGTTTGAAGATTGGTTCTATCAGGACCATACAAATAAGTACAAGCCAGTAAATGACTTCGATACGATCAACTCTACTTACATCTTTGAAATGGAGAACTTCCTACGAAAGGCATATGAGGCTGGGTATCAAGAGGGGTTAAAGCATCGTGAATGAACAAGAAGAATTATTGTATCTACGGAAAAAACTAACCCTGTACGAGAAGCTAGAGAATAAACTAGTGAGTATGTACCCAGAACACTCTGAGACACCTTTCATCTGTAGCTACGACAAAGAAGGTTCTCCACCTGAGTATGTCAATGTCTGTCCTGCTTATGGCTCTGATGCTGTCTACCACTACACACTAAAGAGACTTTACACGCAACAAGGGGGGTGATGTATGAGGGAAGTTGTGTTTGACATTGAGACCAATGGCTTCCTCGACAAGTTGGATAAGGTTCATGTGGTCTCGTGGCAAGACAACACCATGTCTGAACCTACCAGTGGTTATGACCTTGAGTGCATCAAAGACCTATATGATGCAGAGATGATCATTGGCCATAACATCCTACGCTTCGACTTGGATGCTGTAGCTAAGGTCTATGGTATCCGCCCGGGTGAGAAGACTATCCTTGTAGATACCCTCATTCTTGCTTGGTACTTGGACTATGAGCGTACTGAGAGGGGCCTTAACTATGGTCTGGAAGCCTATGGTATAACCTTCGGTGTTCCTAAGCCTAAGGTTACAGACTGGGACAGCCTTACTCGTGAGGAGTACACCTATCGTTGCGAGGAAGATGTCAAGATCAACATGCGCCTGTGGTTACGTCTCAGGAACAAGTTGGTTGCTCTCTATGGTAAGAAAGATGATGGGTCTCTGTCTGATGATGCCATTCGTCTCATCCGTTATCTTACCTTCAAGATGCAATGTGCTAACGATACGGAGAAGCAGGGTATCCGGCTGGATCATGCTTTGGCTACAAAGATGTTCAATGAGTTGGGAGCCCTGAAAGAGGTCAAGACCAAAGAACTAGCAGAGGCAATGCCTAAGAAGGCAATCACCAAGCTGGTAAACAAACCACAGAAGCTCTACAAGGCTGATGGGACGCTCTCTGAGCATGGAAAGCGGTGGTTCTCTACCCTGAGTGACTATGGCCTTCCAGAAGGTACTGTAGGGCCTCTACGGGTGGTCGATAGGTATGAGCAAGGGAACCCTGACTCTGTACCTCAGATCAAGGATTGGCTCTATGGTCTTGGGTGGGAACCTAGCACCTTCAAGTATGACAAAGACGAACATGGTAATGAGCGTAGGATTGAGCAAGTCCGTAAGGATGGTGAGTTATGTGAGTCTGTTCTATCGCTCAAAGACAAAGACCCTGCTATCGAATACCTCGATGGTCTGACTGTCTTGACCCACAGGATTGGCATCTTCAAAGCCTACCTGAACGCTGCAAAGCAAGATGCTAATGGTGTTTGGTGGATCAAGTCTACGATTGATGGTCTTACTAATACGTTCAGATTCAAGCACAGGAAGCCTCTAGCCAATCTGCCGGGTGTAGATAAGCCCTATGGACATGAGGTTAGAGCCTGTCTGTTGGCCCCATCCGATGACCATGTGCTTGTAGGTGCAGATATGGTTAGCCTCGAAGACACCACCAAACGACACTATATGCAACCCCTCGATCCTGACTATGTTGAGGCTATGAGTGCAGATGGTTTTGATCCTCACCTCGACCTTGCTAAGTTTGCAGGTGCTTGCAGTCAAGAGGAGATTGATCAGTACAACGCTGGTAATGCTAGACACCTTAAAGCCATCCGTAAAGGCTACAAAGCAGCAAACTACAGTTGCATCTACGGTGTTGGGGCACCTAAGTTGTCTAGGGCACTAGGATGCTCTGTAGGTGAGGCTAAGAAGCTCATAGACGCTTACTGGGAGCGTAACTGGGCTATCAAGGAGATTGGTAGCAAGCAAGCAACTAAGGTGCTTAAGGATGGCTCTCTGTGGCTACAGAACCCTGTCTCTGGCTTCTGGCATAATCTTCGTGCAATAAAGGATGCCTTTAGTACCTTGAACCAAAGTACAGGTGTCTATGTGTTTGACAACTGGTTGGCCTTTGTGCGTAAGGAAGGTGTACCTATGGTCATGCAATACCACGACGAAGGTTTATTCTACACAAAGAAGGGCGACACAGAACGCTTTGGCCCGTTGTTCCAGAGGGTAGAAGAAGCCTTGAACGATAAACTACAACTGAACGTCAAAGTATCTTCTGACTGGAAGACCGGAGATAACTACGCAGATGTCCATTAACTATAAGTGTGACAAAAGAATCACACATTAGCTATCTCTTCCCAAGTGCTTAGAATCGCTTGACGATTGGCTAAAAAAGGTACCTATACTATAGTAGGGCAGTTAGTTCCCTAACTCATAAATATCCCCGAGAGGAAAGAAACCCGATGAAGTTTGATATGAAGATGGTCTTGGAATATACCCGTGTGTTCGAAGAGAACTATGACAAGGGTGATCCTGATGCACCCATCAAATCCGCACAAGGAACTGTGGCTAAGAAGGGTGGACAGACTACCTTGAATGCCTACTTTACTTCTGAGGAAGATAAACAAAAGTTGATTGCTGCTGGCCTTGATCTGAAGCCTATGGGGCATGACCGTATCAAGAAGGGTAATCAAGAGTTGGGTATTGGTGAGTACATCAAACTCAGCCGTAACTACAAAGACAATCTAAAGGTGTTCGAGAACAAGAAGGGAGGAAGCACTGAAATCAACTATGGTGGTCTGCCCAAGGTTCTTGACCTTCGTGACCCCACTAATAAGAAAGTCTGGACTGTTGCAGAAGATGGTCTGGTAGGGAATGGTTCTGAAGCTATTGTCCGTTTCGATATGTACTCTGAGGGTGCTGGTCTTCGTCTTGAGGCTGTTGCCATTACCAAGTTGGTAGAGTATGAACAGAGTGAAGCAACAACTAAGTCCGAGTTTGCTGATGTTTGGGATATGTAAGTCCTAGTATTAGTCTCTACCCCTAGTGCTAATGGTGCTAGGGGACCACACAATGAAACAGACAAGGTGAAGTAAATGCGTGTTGAACTTTATGCCAGCCACGAAATCGAAGAGAACATCAACAACGAGGTTACTGTCTGTCAAGATGGTGTAGAATACCTTGGGGACTTTGCAGAGGTTATCTTGCAGTTCACTCGTGCAGTAGGATATACCTACATCAAGCAAGTGGTTTTTGTTAAAGACAACAATGAAGAAGTGGCGACTGCACGGTGATCACAGCAACCTTGATTGACTCTATGGGATCAGACCTTAGCGTTGTGAATGCAGCTAGAGTCTCCTTCGGGAAGAAAAGTAAGTGGGTCTGCTCTGACTGTAAGGGCACTAATTGGAAAGCAGATTGGGACTACGACCATTACTGCGCAGACTGCCGTCTTGGGGATCACGTGTCTCTCTCTGACAAAGATACTAAGTTGGTCCAGTACCTTGCCAAGCACAAACACTACTCTCCCTTCGGACACTGCTTTGCATCCTTCCACATCAAGGCACCTATCTTTGTAGCACGACAACTAGTCAAGCATGAGTACCTGCGTATGAATGAGATTAGTCGTCGCTACGTTGATTCGGAACCTGAGTTCTATGTCCCTGATGTGTGGCGTGGGCGTAGTGAGGATAAAAAACAGGGTTCCTCTGGTGAAATCACTACCTCTTGTGTGCTTGATCAAAGTGGAGAGTGGACTCACCCTAGCTATGTGGCACAAGATGTTCAAGAACTTGCTGTTCTCACTTATGGTCGAATGATTGCATCAGGTGTGGCCCCAGAACAAGCACGTATTGTTCTACCTGTTTCGATGTACACCGAGTGGTATTGGAGTGGCTCAATGGATGCCTTTGCGAATATGTGCAATCTTCGCCTTAAAGAGGATACGCAATATGAAACCCGCTTGGTAGCACAACAGATAGACAAAACTATGGAAAAACTGTATCCGGTGAGTTGGAAAGCTTTGGTTCCTAATGACAACACTTAAAGGTGAGCTTGAACTTCAATACGATAGTGATGGTATTTGGCTGTTAGATGTAGGGAGTAAGCACGGAACCTTTCAACTAGGTCATATCCCTTGGCAGACTATCGCAGTCTATATCAAAGAGTATCTGAAGAATGATGAGTAAACCAGACGTAGTAAAGACCCTGTTAATTGATGGCGACATTGTCGCATACAGGGCTGCTTTCTCTGTAGGTGATCTGGGTTATCCTTGGGAGGTAGAGGCTAAAGTAGATGACTTGATGGACTACCTCATTGGAGAAACTCTTGTGTTCTCTAGTGGAGATGACTACACCACATACCTGACTGGTAGGAATAACTTCCGTAATGAAGTGGCTGTGACTGCCGTCTACAAAGGTAATCGTAAGTCAACACCTAAACCTGCTTTGCTTCCTGATGCTAGGCGGTATCTGGTAGAGAGTTATCGTGGTATAGTTATTAATGGGCAAGAAGCAGACGATGCCATTGCTATTGCAGTTACAAAGAATGACCCTGAGACGACTGTGGTTGCATCTATCGACAAAGATATGCTACAGATACCCTGTTGGCATTTCAACTTTGTCAAGGGTGATTGGAGTTTTGTAGAACCTGCTTCTGGTATCAAGTTCTTCTACAAGCAGATACTTACTGGTGATGCAGCCGACAACATCAAGGGTCTTCTTCGGGTTGGTCCTGTGAAAGCAGATAAACTCCTAGAGGGTATCACAGAAGAGAAAGACCTGTACGAGGCTGTAGTCAAAGCCTATGATGGCGACAAGGAGCGGGTGCTAGAGAACGCTAGGCTCTTGTGGCTACGTAGGGAAGAGGGGCAGATGTGGCAACCCCCAGAGTAAGCAACGTAAGGGCAAGAGCCATCAAGAATGGTTATCGCTCTGGCCTTGAGGAGAAGATTGCCAAGCAACTAGAGGAAGCTGGAGTTTCCTACGAATACGAGAAACTAAAGGTTCCCTATGAACTAGCAGAGACCCGTAAGTATACTGTTGACTTCCAGCTTCCTAATGGGATAATCATAGAGACCAAGGGCCTCTTCAAGACAGAGGATCGTAAGAAACACCTTCTGATCCAGAAGCAACATCCTGAGTTGGACATCAGGTTTGTCTTCTCTAATGCTAGAGCAAAGCTGTACAAAGGCTCTAAAACGACATATTCCATGTGGTGTAACCAATATGGTTTCAAGTGGTCTGATAAAGTAATCCCAATAGAATGGACCAAGGAATGAAAAACTACCTCTTGTTTAACTTTGGTGTCTTGTGTAGCAAGTTGTCTGACTGGGCGCTACAGGCTGTTCCAGACTCTTACTTGGACTATCGTGAGAAGGAAATCAGCCAAGAAGTAGATGAACGCATGTTTGACTTGGGTCTAACTAAGTTCACAATTTTCCACATCAATCAAGGCCCAACTCACCGTGATCATATCCCTGATGATGAGGGTATCCCTGACCACTGTGAATGGTTGCTGGAAGTCAAATGTCGTATGAATGATGAACACGATGTTAGAGATATTCCCTTGTGGTTTGAGGAGTTCAATGAGGCTTATGCCATTGTCAACCACTTCTACCATTCGGTTGAACCTAAGGTGATCTTCGTATGACAGGTAAAACAGCCGTAGTGTTCTCTTGTGCCCATGTTGATCCTTCTGTCAGTAATGAGAGGTTCACTTGGTTAGGAGAGTTTCTGTATGATTTAAAGCCTGACTATGTGTTTGACTTGGGGGATGGTGCTGATATGCGATCCCTTAACACTTACGACACACGTTATCCTCAAGCCATTGTGTCCCAATCCTACCAAGCAGATGTTGAACACTACAACGATGCAATGGAGCGTATGCGTTGGAAGTTCCGATACCACAAGCGTAAGCAACCAGTCTACATTGGGTTTGAAGGTAACCACGAGAACCGTATCAAGAAAGCCATAGCACAAGACCCCCGACTAGAGGGATCAAAGTATGGCATCTCGTTCAGTCACCTACAAACTGACCATTGGTTTGATGAATACCATGAGTATCATAACTCTGCTCCTGCTGTAGCTGACTATGATGGTGTCTCTTATGCCCATTACTTTAGTTCTGGTAACTATGGTACAGCTACATCAGGGATGCACCATGCCTACAGTGTCATCTCTAATAGGAACCACAGTTCTACTTGTGGTCACAGTCATAAGCGTAGTCTATACTTCAAAGACTCTGCTCACCCTCGACCAATAATTGGTCTTGTAGTTGGTTGCTTTAAGGGTGCAGAGGAAAGCTGGGCGGGTCAGGCAAACACTGAATGGTGGAAGGGAATAGTTATTAAACGAGAGCTAGACAAGGGCGTCTATGAGCCTGAGTTTGTCTCTATGAAGAGGCTTGAGGAGTTGTATGGAACAAAGTGAGGTAAGACTAGATGGGTAAACTTAAGGTCTTGGACTTGTTCTCTGGTATTGGTGGTTTCTCGTATGGCCTAGAAAAGACTGGGTTATACGAGACAGTTGCCTTCTGTGAGTGGGATAAGAAGTGTCAAGCTGTGTTAGCCAAACATTGGCCTAAAGTTCCTAAGTTCTCTGATATTACAAACCTTATTTACCTAGAAGGCGGCATCTTGCACGATGACGTGGAAGGCTCAACAGTTTTCACAAAGGTTGACGTTATCACTGGTGGATTTCCTTGCCAAGACATCTCCTTAGCTGGTAAGGGCGCAGGTATAGAAGGTGAGCGTTCAGGTTATTGGCGACACTACAAGCGTCTGATCAAAGACATCCAACCAAAAGGAGTTATCATTGAAAACGTCTCAGCCCTTCGCAATAGAGGATTGGACCAAGTGCTTCAAGACCTCCATGAGATCGGGTATGATGCAGAATGGCATTGTATCACAGCTTCCCACCTTGGTGCCACTCACCAACGGGACCGCATATGGATCATTGCCTACTGTCGCAGCCTCAGAGGGGAAAGACTCAAGCCGCTGGAGTGTGTTGGCCAGATTAGACAAAGGGGGGAGGGTCGCAAGGAGGATTTGCAGTTCATCTACAGCAACCCCTTCGGACGATCCGATAGTATCCCTCAACCCTTGCTTCGCGGAGTGGATGTTCGCCTTGCCGGAAGGGTGGACAGACTTAAGCAAGTAGGTAACTCTGTCTATTGGCCTATTGTCCAAGGTCTTGGGGCACACCTACATAGGAACCTAGCGCATGGGTAAGCGTAGTGACTTCGAGAAGGTACCCAAGGACTTCTATCCCACGACGGACCCCAAAGCAACAGAACCTCTTATCCCTTTCATTAGGGGTAAGACTTATGCAGAACCTTGCTACGGTAATGGTGATCTAGAAGACCTCTTGATGGATGTAGCTATATGCCAATGGCGTAGTGACATTAGGGAGACGGTCGAGAGTTCTAAGGTTATGGATGCTTTGTACCTCACAAAAGATCAGTTGTGTGGTATAGACCTGATTGTGACGAACCCACCGTTCACTAGGGACATACTGATGCCTATGCTCTATCACTTTATTACCTTGAAACCCACTTGGTTGTTGCTACCAGCAGACTATATGCAAAATGTGTACTTCGGGGATGCTATGGTGAGGTGTCAGAAGGTTGTGTCTATCGGGAGGCTCAAGTGGATCAAAGACAGCAAGCACACTAGTGTTGATAACTTCTGTTGGTACTTCTGGCCTCAACACTCTGAACAACAAGAAACCATCTTCAAAGGAAGAGCTAAATGATGGAACAGATTGACTTGGATACTCTTATGTACCCTGATCCCCGGGATGTCGGACAATGTAAGACACCTACAGAAATGGTGAAGGAGTTTGCAGAGGTCAGTGGGCAGAAGCCTGATGTATCCCTCTATGATAGGCTTATTGATGAAGAGTTTGGAGAGTGGGGTGCAGAGACAGAATGTGGTTCAGGCTACAATATCTCTGGTAAAGACTATAACCCTGTTGCTGAACTTAAAGAACTAGCAGACCTCTTGTATGTCATCTACGGTTATGCTAATGCTCGTGGATGGGATGTAGAAGAAGCCCTAAAGCGTGTCCATGAGAACAACATGGGCCGTATGCGTCAACCTGATGGTTCTATCAAACGCCGAGAAGATGGTAAGATCATCAAAAACCCTGACTACCCTAAAGTAACCTTGGAGGACCTTATATGATGCAGTTCTTTCTCCCCCTCTTGACAATTCTCTTCATCTATCTGAAACTGATTGGTTCTATTGCTTGGTCTTGGTGGTGGGTGCTTAGTCCCTTGTGGCTTGGTTTCCTTGTTGCCATCATCCTGCTTGTGGTGTTTCGCTTTGCTGTTAAAGTTTACCTCAAGTGACTGTCCAAGAACTGATCGACAAACTAGAGACCATCAGAGACAAATCTGTACCTGTTGTGTTGGTAGAATGGAACATCCAAAACCCTATGTCAGCTAAGGCTGATGTGACTACAAATAGGATTGTGGCCCAAGCCCACCGTGTCGCAATCATCACAGACTAGGAGTGTAGAATGAGGTTCTGTAGCGGAACAGACACACACGTACAAGTAAGGGAGGTAGAGTCTAAAGCATGGCACGATAATGATTTGTACATTATGACCTGCCTCAAATGTGGTAAAACTGAAACAACCCTAGCTAGGCGTCCTAGTCAAACTCATATGGTTTGTACAGGCCAATAACTAAAACAAACTAAAGAAAGAATAACATGAATAACTACTTGCCTACAGACTATCAGTCCTTTATCGCAACTTCGCGTTATGCCCGTTGGATTGACTCTGAGAACCGCCGTGAGAATTGGGGAGAGACAGTTTCCCGTTACATTGACAATGTAGTTGAACCAAAACTCAACAATGTCATTGTTGGACAAGACATTGAACAGGCTATCCTGAACCTTGAAGTCATGCCCTCAATGCGGGCACTTATGACGGCAGGCCCTGCTCTGGAGCGTGACAACACTGCTGGCTACAACTGCTCCTATTTGCCTGTAGATGATCCCAAGTCCTTCGATGAGGCTATGTTCATCCTGCTCTGTGGCACTGGTGTAGGCTTCTCTGTAGAGCGTCAGTACATCAGCAAGCTCCCAGAAGTCCCTGAGCAGATGTTCAAGAGTGAGACTGTTATTGTAGTCAAAGACAGCAAGGAAGGTTGGGCTAAGTCCCTGCGTCAACTGATCAGCCTGCTGTATGCTGGTGAAATCCCCCAATGGGATGTGTCTAAGGTTCGCCCTGCTGGTGCCAAGCTGAAGACCTTTGGTGGCCGTGCTTCTGGTCCTGCACCTCTGGTAGAGTTGTTCAACTTCACTATCAATACGTTTGTGTCTGCCAAGGGACGTAAGCTCAACTCTATTGAGTGCCATGACCTGATGTGCAAAATTGGTGAAGTTGTTGTAGTTGGTGGTGTTCGTCGCTCTGCTATGATCTCTCTGTCTAACTTGTCTGATGATCGTATGCGTCATGCCAAGTCGGGTAGCTGGTGGGAAGGTCAGAAACAACGGGCTTTGGCAAATAACTCTGTTGCCTACACCGAGAAGCCTGACATGGAGACCTTCATGCGGGAGTGGTTGTCTCTTGTGGAGTCTAAGTCGGGAGAGCGTGGTATCTTCTCTCGGCCAGCAAGTAAGAAGCAAGCAGCTAAGAATGGACGCCGTGATGATACTTGGGACTTCGGAACTAACCCATGCTCTGAAATCATCCTTAGACCCTACCAGTTTTGCAACCTTACAGAAGTGGTGGTACGAGCAACAGACACCCTCGAAGACCTCGAACGGAAAGTCCGTCTTGCCACTATTCTTGGTACTATCCAAAGCACCTACACACACTTTCCATATCTGCGAAAAATCTGGCATCGGAATACTGAGGAAGAAAGACTGCTTGGCGTGTCGTTGACTGGTATCATGGACAACAAACTTATGTCCGAGAACGGGTATAAACTTGGCTATCTCTTGGAGAACCTGAAGAATGTCGCTATTGCTACTAACGCTGAGTGGGCTGAACGCCTTGGTATCCCTGTTAGTGCTGCTATTACTTGCGTCAAACCCTCAGGGACAGTATCACAGTTGGTTGACTCGGCTAGTGGTATTCACGCTCGTCACTCAGCCTATTATATTCGTACTGTCCGGGGTGATAACAAAGACCCTCTGACACAGTTTATGAAGGATCAAGGTATCCCGAGTGAGCCGGATGTGATGAAACCTGATGCTACCACTGTCTTCAGTTTCCCAATGAAGTCTCCTGTAGGTGCAGTTACCCGTAACGACATGACTGCGCTTGAACAACTGGAGTTGTGGTTGACTTATCAGCGCCATTGGTGTGAGCATAAACCTTCCGTGACAATCACAGTTCGGGATCACGAATGGATGGAAGTTGGTGCTTGGGTCTACACATACTTCGATGAAGTATCTGGTGTATCCTTTTTGCCACACTCTGACCACACCTACCAACAGGCACCTTACCAAGAATGCAGTGAACGAGAGTACCTTGATGCTCTGGCTCTTATGCCTGCCAAGATTGACTGGGCCAAACTGAGCGAGTACGAGACTGAGGATACTTCTAAAGGAACTAGCACCTTTGCTTGTTCTGGTGGAAGCTGCGAAATCGTAGACTTGACCTAACCTTATGACCTAGCGTCCCTGTACTGGTCTTGTCACCTTTATACACCTAGGTCGTCTGTACCTGAGCATGTACAGAAACTGCTCTTACAACTAAACACAAAGGAGATAAATATGCACAAAGGCGAGTATCGGGTCGGGATTGACTTCAACCCTTCAAAAAGTGACACCGTAGGTCAAATCAAACGTGCTGCTGCTGACCTCATTAACATGATTTGTGATATCGAGGATGAGTCTATGAACCCTGTTCGGGATGGGGAACGTAAACGACTTAAGGCCTTGGCAATGACAAGCGTGGAAGAAGCTGCAATGTGGGCAGTTAAAGCCGCGACAAAGTCGTAAGGATCATGTTCTACATCATCACTCGTGAGGATTGCTCTTGGTGTGATAGGGCCAAAGAAGAGCTTATCAAAGGGGGGAAGCCTTACGAGGCTTTCCTCTACACCGACCATGTAATGTTTGTCAAATTCATGGGCAAGGCAGGACTAAAGACTGTCCCTCAGATTTGGCATGAGGGTACCCATGTAGGTGGCTGCGCTGAACTCTACAAATACCTAGAGGAGTTGGACGAATGATCACAGAGAAGCCACGAGGTAAGCGGGTAACAAAGTACAAGAATGCAGAGGAAGAGTCTGTAGGTAAACTAGTACCAATTCTCCCCCGCAATGAAAATCAGCGTTCTTACCTAGAGGCTCTAAAGAAAAGCAGTCAGGTTATTGCTCTAGGACCAAGTGGGACAGGCAAGACTTGGATACCTGTCACCTTTGCTTGTAACCTCTACCTTGGGCGTAAGATTGACAAGATCATCCTGACTAGGCCAGCAGTCTCTGTAGGTAAGTCTCTAGGCTCTCTCCCGGGTGACATGGGTGAGAAGTACGGTCCTTGGCTATCGCCTCTCCTAAGCGTCATGGAAGAACAGATGGGTAAGGGTGTAGTTGAGACCAGTGTCAAGAATGGCAATATCCGTATGGCACCACTAGAGTACATGAGGGGGTCATCCTTCAATGATGCCTTTGTGATCTGTGATGAAGCCCAGAACCTGACTATCGAAGAACTGAAGATGTTGACTACAAGGATTGGTGAAAACTGTACCTTTGTCCTTTCTGGTGACATTCGACAGTCAGACATCAAGCAACAGTCTGGTCTATCTAAGGCTATCCACCTAGCTAAGAAGTACCAGATGGACATCCCTATCATTGAGTTTACTCTTGACGATGTGGTTCGTAGTGATATATGCAAGCAGTGGGTAGCTGCTTTTTATGAGGAGAATCTCTAATGGCTCTTAATGTTGGTGATACTGTCACCCTGAAGGATGACCCCCGTAGTCTCGGTTATGGTACAGTGGACGCACTGTGTGCGACTGGTGCCCTAGTTACCTTTGAAGGTTTCCCAGAGAGTGTTTGGTATAACTACAAGAACCTACAGAAGTATGCGGATTGGGAGAATGCAGCTTGGAATACGCTTATGCAACAGAGTGATCAACTGAATGACTTCTTCCAGCAAGACGAAGACCCACCTACTGATGCTGTGAACAATCCTGATCACTACAACTATGGCAGTATTGAGTGTATTGACTACCTCAAGGATAACCTATCGTGGGAAGGCTATACAGGCTATCTGGAAGGTAACTGCAAGAAGTACATGCACCGCTGGCGCTACAAGCAGAAACCTCTAGAAGACCTCAAGAAGGCCCGCTGGTATCTGGATCGTCTGATCTCAGAGCTAGAACAAGAAGACTAATACAAATGAAAAAGCCCGTAAGTCAGGATCATATGTCCTAGCTTACGGGCTTTTTTTATTTATGCGCTATTTATTCTGAAGGATGGCTTTTGTAGATGTCAAGGATGTCACGTTTGACTTCTTTCAGGTCAGTCTGAATGTCCCGCATAATCTCACGGTCTTCATTACGTCTTTCATCCCTTGAGGCTACCTCTTTCTGTAGGAGGGCAATCTGTTTCTCATTTGTGAGAACCCTACGGACGAGCCAAGTACCGGCTGAGAATACAGCAGCAACTGCACTCCCAATAATGTATTCCAAATAGTTCATCTCTTAAATAGCCCTCTTATAAACCTAGAGATTTCATTAGGGGATGGTAGCAACCACCCAAGGATCAGAAGCAACATCATCCAGAGTGGGGTTTGTTGGATCGTAACTTCTTCGATGTTATCTGATGTTATAGGAGAGGTCTGTTGAACTATGTCACGTCCTGCTTCCGTATTGATTTGATTACCTACAAGTTGCTGGGTGTTCTCTTTCCCTGCTTGTACGTTAGCAGCTACGTTAGGCCCCCCGCCCGTTAGGAGGCTCAAGGGACCCCCACAAGCAGTTAGGGCTAGCAAGGCTACCAAGATCAGTAGATGCACCTCACAGCCCCTTCATACAGAGCGTAACCTTGCTGTCTGCCCTGCGGTTCTCTAGGCCCTTGATAGTCCTGCCACCAGCTTTGACCCACTTACCAAGTTCATTACAAGCATCCTTGTAGCGACCAGCATTGGCGAGTTTCATCATGGTGGACTTGCAGGTAGCGCCTATACCTACGTTGTAAGAGAGTTCTAGCATAGAGGCTTGGACACCTACAGGAATGTTCTTGTTGGTCATGCAAGGTTGTAGTTTGGCATAGAAGTCAGCAACGCCACCCTCTAGCATGGCAAAACATTGAGCCTTACTGTAGGTATCCCCCATCTTGACACCCCGAGTCTCCCCATAGCAGACAGTAGGAACCCCAACAATATCCTTGTAGGCAGTAGTCTCCAGACCTTCCCACTTCGCAATAAAGGGGGTAGCCGTGGCAATGACTACAGCAGCAACACCAGCAGTTAGTTTTTTATTTAGGAACATTGTTAGGGTATCCTTTCACGTCATTCAGCAGGGTAGGGGTAACGTTCACGAATTTCTTGACGTTTAGCTTTCCAGTCTTCTTCTGTAGCCTCACCAGCTTGCCATTGGAAGAACAAAGGATCAGCCTCAGCAACAAAGGCTTTTTGGCGATAGGCTTCTTGCTCTTCCTTGGAGGGAATATGAACTTGCCATGAGTCCCCCAACCATAGTTGCTTAGAGTGTTCTGGGGGTGTTTCTACTGCTACTGATCCTAGTGGGGGTGTGGCACCATCACCAAAACCCCCGATATAAACACCTTCTAAGGTAACGTAATGTTGTGTCGTCATGCAAAAGCACTCACTCTAAGGTTCCAGTTTGCGTTAGTCAGTGCCGTAGCTGCACCAGTTGTTTTGTTATTAACGACAAAACAAGAAGTTGCGTTAGAAAAGCGTATGTTGATGTTTGTTGCATCATAATAAGCACTAGTGTGTCGATCACCGGAAGTGTTGCTGTTATTATTACTTACCATGATAACATCTCCAGCTACCCAGTTAGCTTGAGTAGTAACACAAACTAACTCAAGGTAAACAATTTTTGGTACTTTACCCAAACTATGAGCTAGTGTGAGCAGGCCAGCACTTGTGATTGTTTGGTTTGTGCTGATATACTGTTTAGTAAAAATGCTTAGGGTACCAATAGCATTAGACACTCGCAATGGTGTCATCACTGTTGTGTTGTTAGTTCCTGCTTCGGCTTGTAGTTGGGTTGCTATAATACGTTCACCAGATTGAGTAAACGTACCAGCTCCTTCATTGATAGTACCCAGAGTAATCCAAGCACTATTCGCCTCATTACGCTTCTTGATTTGATCGTTTGCAGTATCATACCAGATCATGTTGGCATAGGTTGTAGCTGGTGCAGTAGCGTTAGAGTTCTGAGTGACAATAGCTTGCAAAGCATTATTAAGGTCTGACCTGAAAGCAGATGCAGACTGGTTGTCGATAATATAGTCATGTGTAGCCATTGTGCGGCTCCTTTTAGGTTGTCGGGGTTTTAATTATATTGGACAAGAGCAGTCAAACCAGAGATGCTTGGAGAGACACCTACAGTTTCAGAAGAAAGAACTACTCGGAACCTAAAGGCCCTTCCATAGAAATCCCCTGCTTTGAACCTTTGGTAAGCAGACCAAGTAGGGGTTCCAGCGGGGTCATCTTCTGTGACAGAGATGAAGCTTAACACATCTGTATCAGCGAATTGTGTGCCCCCAGTGAAGTCATCAAAGAGACCGGGAAGGCTATCAAACAGACCAGCAATATTATCAAATAGCCCAGCACTACTATCGTAACGATTTACATTGACATCTATCCTAGCACGGACCCTACGGACTGCACCAGTGTCGATATTTCCCGTGAAGGTATAGATTGCAGTTGAAGGAGCCACAGAAGTATCTGTGATCCTAAGCTCACTACCTACAACAGAACATCTTGTCTTGGTTCCGGGAAATGTGGGGCTTTCTACATCCGTTGGGTTGTTTGTAAAGGTCTCTAGGGCAGCCACAGGGACGACCACAGAGGTGCTGTTGATAGAAGGGTTGCCCAACTTATCATAGGCGCGTATAGCATAGGTTCCCGGCCTTGTGGGGATGGCTACAGAGGTGGCAGGACGAGACACCTTCTCGATTGCTGTAGTCGAGTTGGCAAAAGTAGCGCCAGTCTCTTCTAGGGCATTACGGATCAGGTAGTACGACAGGTCCAAATCAGGAACAGCATTCCACTCAAGGTTAATCACTCCACCATTCAGATTGGCTCGAAAGTTGGTTACGTTTGAAGGGGGAGCAGCTAGACCAACTGGTTGGAAAGCATTCCGGTAAGTCCACTCACTCTTGATACCAAGGAAGCTATAAGACCTCGCCCTAACATCATAAGTAGTATTAGGGTCAACCGCAACAGCCTCGTAGTCACCTAGATCACCTACACCAATAACAGTCCACTTAGTAGCAGTGGTTTTCTTAAACTGAACTTCTACCCTCTCCACATTGGTAGCTTGTGTAGCTGTGACAGTAGCAACAATTACATCTGTCAAACTCTCGTTAATGACCCGAACTTCACCAGTGACATCAAGGCCAACAGGTTCTGCATAGAAGGCACTAGGAAGGGTGGTGTTGTTACTCTCAAAGATGGCAGCATCCTGTAGGGTAAATACAGCTTCACTAATCTCACGAAGTGTCATCTGAACTTGTAGATCAAGACCATCAACCAAACCAAAGGTCCAGTTCGTTACCTCAAAAGCTTTGTTAGACCAACCAAAACGAGTATTATTGATATAAACAAAGTCACCAACTTGTACTTGGAAAGCTCTAAGACCAAAGGAAGCAGAGAAGGTAAGTTGCTCCCTGTTCCTACGAAGGAAGATATTAGCCAACCGTTGTGCAGTTACAGAATCAGAAGTAAAGGGCAGAGCCACATCTACTACGTTTTCAACATTGTTATCTGCTACAAGGAAAACATCATCCGTAACCGTAGGATAGTCAGCAGGCTGCCAGTCAGATTCAGGACCACGGAAGGTACCCTTAACCTTGTTGAAGTTGTTCCTACGAGAATGACGAGTGGAAAGGCTAAGGCCAGAACGTAAGTCATTTTCATCAAGGGTTACTGTGGGTGTAGTATATTTAGCAGCCTTCATCCTCCACTTACCCTGAGAGTACCAGAAGAGACCCCCCATAGAGGTTAGTATGTCAGAGATGATTTGACTAGGGGTAGAGGAGGTAACGAAAGAACCATTGCAGGTATAGCGTTTACCAGAGCCTATAGGGTCATCACAGATAGCAGCCGCAGCAATAACAGATGCCTCGTCAATACGGGTGCTAGGTTGCTCAAGCCCATAAGGAGAGACCAGATAGTCCCTCAAGCAAAGGGCTGGGTTGTCAGTCCACTCAGTTACCGCTGTGTCTGGGTTGTAGATTCTCTTACCTTTAATGGTAGCTGAGACTACAGGAATGCCATTAGGGAAAGCGTCTTGATTGTACTTGAAACGTACATAAAGATAAGCAATGTTGGTAAGCGTATGAGCTGAAGTCCAACGCCCTTCATTCTCAGGAAGCTCAAGTGTTTCATCAATAAGGTCTGTATCAGCAAGTTGATTAGTAAGACCACGATAAGTCTTGATACGGACATAACCATTATATCTGGCAGGAGAAGTCACATTACCAGAGCCATCCAGAGTGACCACTTCGTCATTAAGGTAGATTTCTTCGTAGGCTTCAATCCTATGCCCAGCAAAAGCTATAATGCGGTGAAGAAAGTCGTTGTTGCCACCAGTAGAAGCATCATAGACACGTACACCACCTACACGGGCAAGACCATAGATGATCTGATGATCCAGAGCAGAACCACTCTCACCAGTTAGACTATAACCACGACTACCACCAAGGCTAGGTTTAGGAGTAAGGGCATTAAGCGCAGCTCCCATAGCTGTAGTAACAAGGAAGTGGGTCATAGCAGTGCCAAGAGCGCCTGCACCAAGTAAGAAGCCTCCAATGAACGTCCCACTTGCTAGTGCGGTAGTTCCGGCAGACAAAGCACCCATTACAGCAGAAACAGCCATATCAATCCCTCAACAGTTTGGTGTAGACATTCTCTACATGTTTATAGCCTAGCCAAGAGAGCAAGACATCGAAAGGCTTATGCCTTTTTGTATTGACTACAAGAACAGAAACACCATCCTCTTTTAGGCACTTCTCTGCAAACTTCATAAGTTTTGCACCTGTGAAACCCTTACGGTATTCCTTCTGTAGATAAAGGACATCATTGAAAGCAAACAGGTGATCTTTGTAGTGTAGGTGGTTCCTACAGAGGACTACAAAGTAACCTACGAGTTTGCCGTCTTCTCTAGCAGTAAAGATTTTCAGGCTACCATTATCTTCTAAGTCAGCATAAGTGTCCCAATCAGGGTTCATCTTAATGGCATCTTTGTTTACCGCAATCTCTTCCCAATGTTGCTCTAGAAGACTAACAGCATCATCTTTATAGGGGAACAAGGACTCTTGTTGATAAGTGATTGGCATGTCGGGTGCCTTTCTGTCTGTTGATGTAGTTACTATTTAGAGGTTCTTCCCCAATAGATTTCTTTATCTTGTAGAGCTGCAATGAACTCCAAACCTCGATCAGTGGGGTACCTAGACTTCTGATCTTCATTAGTCAAACGCCTTACTATAGGACGTTCTAGTTTAATCAAGACATTCTCAGCAGTCACAGAAATACTTGAAGTATTACCTTCTTCTGAGATGTTCATCTGATCAAGTTCACCAGAGAAGATTTCTACATACGCGGATGGGTCACTCGTCATACCGAAGTAGATACGACACTCCCGCCCTTGATAAGGTTCAGTAAGGGCTAGAGATAGGAAGTTAGAGGGTACCCCACTCAGAGTAAGAGAAGCACCTTTAGCTTCCATTTCTGTAGTTTCTTCTACACTAGAGAGGGCCAACAGTTGCCCTGCGCCTAGATAGAGTTTACCACCAAGGCATGAGTCTCCTGTTCCGCCTATGCAAAGATCACCATAGCCAGACCACATATAAAGAGGGCCACTAGAGAAAGCCAAGTCTACAGCAAAGAAGGGGTAGACTACAGAATCGTCTAGTGCATTAAGGACTTCAGTAGTAATATCTCTACTCATAGTACCTCCACACAATCAAAAGTAATACCATAAGAACTAATCTCGTTGATACCCCATTGGGTTACATTGTCCTTGAGACGGAACCTACCTTTTGCATTAATAAAGGTAAGGACTGCATTGTCAGCAGGGGAGCTACGTAGATTAGGCCAAATGTCAAGAGTAGCATTACCAGAGGCATCAGTATCTACTTGAGTAAGCACCTTATACAGTTGCGCTGTAGTAGAGGAGCCTATCTGGATGTAGTCACCGGGTAAAAGGAACCCTACAGCATTAGGGCTACAGCCATCAATCACAAGGGTATCACCCACTTGACTACCTCCATTAACAAGAGGGTCATAAGAGGCAATCACACCCTGATACTCTGTAGGAGCTGATCCAATCTCAAGTTGTGCCCCCCAGATGTAAACACCAGAGCCATCCCCTACATAAGTGATTGTGCTAGGTGGAGATAACAAGTTAAAACGTATGTCCCCGTTTGCACTAATAGTAGCAGTCTTACTAATTGAGAAACGGAACCATCCGTCTCCTACAGGCTCAGTTGTAGTAGTAATATCAACACCTGTAGAAATAACAGCTCCCGTAGTCACGTTAAAGACAGCGGAAGAATTAGCACCAAAAGCAGTATCAGGAAGAAGAACACGAAGGTTTCTATCAGATTGTTGTTTTGCATAGATAGATAAAGTGTAGGTTGTTCCAGATACAAAAGTTAAAAGTTTATAAATAACGTGGACAGAACTCACAGTGTTGTCGATAAGGGTGTCAGCAGTGGTAGTACCATTAGGAGCCACGATAGAATCTGGGACAACACTAGCATTTGTTTTAGACCAATAAGCATTTTCAAACTGCTCAGTACGGGCCAATAGGTTCCTACGGGCGCTAGCAGCCCCTTGTGCATTCACACAGTTAGGATCACCAAGAAGGAAAGTACCAATCTGCCCTTTGAGACTAAGAAGGAAAGCAATCCAATACTCTGCATCTTGTCGTTTCATAGGGGGAAGGGAGATGGAAGCAGCCCACCGTTGTCCGGGGTGGACTACAACCTGTTGTTGATATGTAAAGGGAGATTGGCTGATAGCTACAGCGTTCTCCGCAGAGAGGGTGATGTTGGCAATCCCAATGTTAGTCGGGGTATTCAGTGGGGAGCTAAGGTCCATAGTGTCCTCTTAACGGAAGGCTTGTTTCATTTGTCCACCACGAAGACGAGCGTCAATCACAGCAGCCTTAGTGGCGTTAGTAATCTGTGGGATCATCTTTGCTACTTCAGTACGGACCATAGTTGCATCACTGCCAGTCACATTGATTGACAAGTTCTGCGTAAAGTTACCAGAGCCACCCATAGCATTGGCGGTCTGATTGGCATTAACTACAGAACCAGAGTGGCGAGGGATCACAAGTTCAGGACCGTTCTCACCAACCATGTAAGCCCTATTAGCCATCATAGACCCACCACTAGCCCTGCCCGGAGGACGAGGAAGAGGGGCTACAGAGCCAGCAGGTCCAGCAGCAGGCATAAGGGCACCAGCAATACTGTTTACAAGCTGTTTGACCACAAGGATACGATAAAGTTCTTTGATAATCTCAGCAGCCATACTCTTGAAGGCTTCTTTAGCAGACTTGGTACCATCCACCATAGACATGAAGGCATCTTCCATAGAAGACTTTACAGTGTTCATAAGGTCTTTGCGTTGGTTATCAAGGTCAATCAGACGTTGAGTCTCCGTTGCTTGTTGTACCAACCCTGCAATAACTACTGGGCTTGTAGTTTTGAACTCTTCTCCGAGAGCTTGACGAACCTTCTGGTAGGCTTCGGAAGTACCCAGCAGTTCCTTTTCGAGATCAAGTTGCTTCTGGAAGTCCCCTATGATGTCTCTGGGTTCAGCGCCACCGCCAGCACTACCAGCAGTACCGCCACCAGAACCACCAAGCAAGTCTTCCAAAGTGGGTTTAACCACTCCTGCGGGAATTGGACCTCGACCACCACGTTCAAAACTAGGACCAAACCGATTGTCTGCATTCAGAGGGTAAGTAAAAGTAGGTTCGCCTGTAGTAGGAAGACCTCGGCCCATCTGTCCTTGGTAAACAGCCAAATAGTCTGCTACCGTTTTCACATTATTAAAGTTTACACTAGCAAGACCCAGAGCAGAACGAAGAGCATCAGAAAGATAAATAGATACAGACTGAGTTTCTCCAGCAAGACCATGAAACAAATTCTTACCTAGAGTAATCTTTTTGTTCATATCTTCTTGAGACTTGAGTTGAGCATCGGCATCAATTTTTTGTTGGCGATAGATGTTCCTGACTTCGTTAACTCTGCGTTTGGTCGCAGTCTCTAGACGTTGCTCTTCCTCACGCACCCTTGCGAGGTCTTCAATACTCTTCTCTAGTTCAGCCCGCAGTTTTGTTAGTTCAGCTAACCTTTTTGCCAAATCCCAAGGGTCAGAGTCAGCAATCCCCTCTGTAGTCGTAAGGGAAATAAACTCAGCCCTTACTGCTTCCAGAGCAAGTTGGGCTTCAAAAAGATCATCCAGTACAACACCCCTACGGACAGCCTCCAGAGCATTGGCAGTCTCCACAAGGGAGCTTTTTAGGTTAGTAAGGGTGTTTGCATACCTATTAACTGCTTCTGAACCCTTATCAGTGGTCTCTTTAGAGTTAAAGAAAGCCATTGCAAGCATAGCTAACAACGGGATTAAGATAGTAGCGCCAGCAAAAACAGTTGAGAGTGCAATATTAAAACCAAAGATGCTGCGGGTGCTGGCTTGTAGGGCAGGAGGAAGGAGATACAAAAGACCAGCCATCTGCGTAGCTTGCTGGCTAAAAGCAACCAGTGGATTTGTTCCGCCTTGAATCTGCACTAAGAAGTCGCTAACCTGATAGCCCGTCTGTTGCGCGGCCATGCCAAACTTATTCATGCCAGAAGCAGATTGATTTACGTGTTGGCTAAATCGGTTGCCGACTTGAATAACACCATTCTGGAAGTTCTGGTATTCTTGGTTGAGGGATTCTACAGCAGCTTCGTGACCTTTAGTAGAGATTGCCCCAAGTCTATGTGCAGTACTCAACTCTGCGAGGGAACGTTCGTACAACTGAGAAGAAGCATAGATTTGGTCATACTTCAGACGGAGACGTTCAATCTCATTATCAAGAGTTGCAAAACCAGCCCCAGCACCAGTAGCAGGAGTACCAGTGACACCAAGACGGTCATTCAATCCAGACATTGCTCTTTGGGCGGATGCTGCTTGATTACGAGCCACTTCTGCCGCTAGTGACGCTTCTGCTTTAGCAATCTTCTCATTGGCAGCTACAATTCTCTGCGCATCCTTTTCAGCACGGGACGCTTCCCTAGTACGAGCCTTCTCACGCTTATCAGATTCCTGTTGGACCTTAGCAGCAACCATTGCTTCTGCTTTATCTATCAGGTCCAAGTTCTTTTGTGTAGTATCTGCAAGGGCCTTTGTAACACGCCTAGCACGGGTTTCTTCTCTTACGAGGCTATCTACAACCTTTACAAAAAGGGTGTCCGTAGACTTGAGGGCTGTGTTGAGGTTGTTTACTTGTGCGAAGTCCACTGTAAGAGTAATATCAGCCATTTTTATTCACAACCCTCAAGTAAACGGTATCTAGTTTCTTAACTACCTCGACTTCCCAAGGTAGCAATACGTTATGTGTCATACGTTGCCAAGCATCAATCTCTTGGTAACTGATAGGAATGGGTCCAGAAAACCCTTGACCTCTGGTGCTATTG